CTTCAAACAAAGTAATCGTCCGAAGAAAGAAGAATGGATCGAAGACTATTACTTACAGATTGCCATGTACGCAATGGCCCACGACTACGTCTACAAGTCTAAAATCGAACAAGGAGTTATCATGGTCTGCACGCCTGACTTATATTATCAAGAATTCAAAACAGAAGGTGCAAGCCTTAGAGCCTGGAAGCACAAGGCATTAAAACGAATCAACATGTATAATGAACTAATACATGATGAGAAAGAAAATGTAATCAAGCAAGGTGATTTAAATGGATTGTTAGAGGAGTTTGAAAAACATGCAAAAAAGAAATAAAAAACGAAATCCTATTGCTGTGCAACTTAAACATTTTAAACACCAGGTTATAAAAAATAAAAAGAAATATAATAGGAAGGATAAATATGAACGATAAACTGTTTAGAACCATTCTAAAGAGATATGAAGCAGCTATTGAAGACGCAAACTATAAGATTGAAATAATTTGTGAACAGAACTTAGTTATACCTGAGCATATAGATATAACAGGTGAGATTGACAAACTATTACAGATTATTGCCGAAGCTGAAGATAAGTTGTCCGTAATGAGGAAATATTATGGCAAAAAAGAGGCAGATAGAAATATACTGTGATAAATATATCACAAGTGTTGCATAAATACACTTTAGAATCATTCTAAGTACTCCAGTGTATATGTATGGTAAAAAAAATAAAAAAAAAAATAAAAACTACTATAAAAAAAGTGTCTTTTCTGTCACTTTGACTAAAAGTGTTGGTATATATAGATAATGTCTGCCAAATTGTGGTTTTAAAAAGTGTCATGTGACAGATTATTTTGTCACCTAGGGCTATATCTCAGATTGCCTATGCGCGCGCGATACAAAATTCTGGTAAAACTGATTTTTTTACCATACATATACAGAAATGAAATCCAAGAAAAAATCTAGAAGAATAAACAGCTACACTAAACCTAAGACTGTCAAAGAGTCTGTTGTGTTTCCGTATAAGCGTGTGCGAATTGATTGGATTGATATCATCACTGAGGGCGGCTGGGGCAGTGAGACTGAGTTTAAGAATATGAAACTAGCTACACCTGTAAGTGAGGGTTGGTTGTTTAGTAAAGATGATGATACTGTAAGAATCTTTGCTGGCTATGATGTAGAATCAGATGGTTCTATTCATTTTTCGGAGAGGTCGGTTTTTCCAACTTCTTGTGTGAAGAAGATAACTCGAATTCATTAGCATCAATGACTTTATCATCGGTTAACAAACTTGCGTAGTCTTCTTCGATCTGTGCCATCTTCATTTCTAATTGTTCTTCTGTCATATCT